TGAGCCCAACATATTAGAGCGGGAAGCTTCAGACTTAAAAGAAGCTTCAAACCTGTCTGTTATCATACCTCTTGTCCTTGAAAAAGATAATAACGGGTATAACTACGAGGATATTTACTCTGATGCCTGGTGGTATAAAATCAAGCACGGCTTCAGCATAGTCGCTACCCTCTGGAACGGTGACTTCGAAGATGGACTCGGGGATATAGACATTGAGCATATTGACGCTCTTGATATTTACTGGGAACCAGGTATCAAGAGATTCCAGAAAAGCCGAAATGTCTTTGTTACCACGCTCGTTGACAACGACATAATCACCGATAAATACCCGTGGCTTAAGGGTAAAATCGAAGGCAACAAGATCATTGATGCAAAGCAATATGTTTATGACGATACCGTTGATATATCCGGTAAAAGCATGATTGTGGACTGGTATTATAAGAAAAACATAGGTGGTAAAAATATTCTCTGCCTGACAAAGTTCATAGACGAATACGTACTTGAAAGCACCGAGGATAATGAGGAACTAGCACAGGCAGGATTGTATGATCACGGAATGTACCCGTTCGACATCGATGTACTGTTTCCGGAAGAAGGAACCTGCATCGGCTTTGGTTATATCGATGTTGTCCGTAATCCTCAGATCTACGTTGACAAGCTTGACCAGATCATATCCAAAAATGCTGGGCAGGCAGGTAAGAAAAGGTTTTTTATTAAAAATAGCAGCAGTGTGAATGAAAAGGAATTCCTGGACTGGAGTAAAGAGCTTGTGCACTGTGATGGTGACCTGGGTGAAGATAGCATCAGGGAATTCCAGGTATCGCCACTGGATCAGTTTATAGTTAATCACCGTATTGAAAAAATAGGTGAACTTAAGGAGATATCCGGGGCCAATGACTTTAACCGTGGAGAATCAGGCGGCGGTGTTACAGCTGCCTCCGCTATCATGGCACTGCAGGAAGCCGGTAACAAACTATCCAGGGATATGATTAAAACAAGCTACAGAGCATACAGGCGTATTATTTACAAGTGTATTGAGCTTATCAGGCAATTTTATGACGAACCAAGGAAATTCAGAATATCAGCCCCCAATGGTCAGGCTTCTTATGTCCAGTACAATAATGCAGGCTTAAAAGAACAGGCGCTGCCGCAAGCTTATGCAGGCGCAGAGCTGAAATACCGTAAGCCTGTATTCGATATTAAGGTAAAACCTGAGAAGGCTAATCCTTTCAGCAAGGCAATTCATAATGAGCTTGCTAAAGAGCTATACGGGGCTCAGATGTTTGATCCGCAAAGGGCACCGGCAGCATTAATCGCTCTTGAAATGATGTCCTTCGAAGGCAAAGAGAAAATAGTCAAGATGGTATCCGATAACGGCAGTATGTTCATGCAGATGCAGCAGATGCAACAGCAGCTCCAGCAGTCGCAAATGCAATTGCAGCAGCTGGCCGGATACATACAGTCCCAAAGGGGAGGCGCTAAGGTTGGTTAAAGTATGTTTCAAGAAAGGCAATTACGGTTATGAGGAATGCCATATTGACGGCCATGCGGAATATAACGGCGGCAATGACATCGTATGCTCCGCTGTATCCGCTTTGGGTTTCGCATTGATAGGAGCCCTGAAGAATTTAGCCGGTGTTTCCTTCCGGGAGCTGCAGGCAGAAAAGGGAATCGATGTCGTTATAAATCCTTTCAGCAAAGAAAGCTTGCGGTTACTTACCGAAACCATATTCATGACTATTTACATTGGACTCAAGCAGGTTGAAAAAGCTTATCCGGATAACGTGAAAATACACGAGGAAAGAGTATAAAAATCCTATGCTATAATCAAGGCATAATTTACTTTATATTGAGTGTGACGACGGCCAACGGTCGAATAAAAGAGTGTCGCCGACTATCGGGCGCAGAAAGAGGTCATCATGTTTAAAAAGTTTTTAGCTCTATTACCGGTAAACTTAAGGTTATTTGACGGAGAAGGCGCAGGAGCTGGCGGAGGTGCAGCAGCGCCATCAGAAAGTGCTGGTGAAGGGGCACCTGCCGGAAGTCCATCAGGCCAGAGTACGGCACCCGGCAAAAAGGGCGATAATAAACCGGTTGTAATGTATGGCAAACAGCCTGAAAGCGCAAAGGCTGAGCCTGCAAAAGCTGAACCGGCTAAACCAGAAGGACAGGCCGCCAATGTCCAAAAGACACCCGAACAGCGGACACAGGAGTACCAGAAATTCAGGACAGAGTATAAGGATCTGTTTGATGCTGAGGCACAAAACATCATCAACAAGCGTTTCAGGGAAACAAAAACCCTTGAAACTAACCTTGCCGCTATGAATCCTATAGTGGAAATACTCGCTGAAAAATACAGTACAACAGATATGAATGTTCTGGCTTCGAAAGTAAAGGCTGAGAGCCTTGAATCTCTTGCTGAAGCCGCTAACATGACGGTTGAACAGTATGAAGAGACTATGAAGCTCAGGCAGGAAAACAAGCAGCTTAAGGTTAAGCAGGACAGCATAGATGCTGAAGCCAGGTTGAATACCAGAATAGCAAAATGGCATGAAGAAGCTGCCAAATTAGCAGGTACGCCGGAAAATCCGGGACCGTATCCGAAATTCAACTTGAAGGCTGAATCACAGAATGACCAATTCATTGCTCTTCTGAATTCAGGCGTAACGGTAAAGGCTGCATACGAGGTAATACACATGGACGAAATCCTGAATAATACCGCTGTAACAGTCGCTAAAAAGACTGAAGAAGGTGTGATTGACAACATAAAGGCCAGAGGTAGCAGACCTGATGAAAACGCTGCAAAAGGCGGCGCATCCGGTGTTATTTTCAAGGCCGATGTATCCAAGCTTACCAAGGAAGACCGGGCAGAAATTGCCCGTAGAGCCGCAAGAGGTGAAAATATTCAATTTTAGGAGGTAAATTTACATGAAGGAAGACATTAACAAATTGTTTGCTGATGTCGCAGAGTTCTTAAATATAGACCTGAGGCATTTTGACATCAACACCCAGACAACAGCATTGAACAGCACAGGCAATGATCTGTCACCGGAAATGAAGACGTTTTATTCGGACTATCTGATTGACAATGCTGTACCGAACCTGGTGCATGATCAGTTCGGACAAAAGCACCCTATACCGAAGAACAAGGGTAAAGTTATTGAGTTCAGGAAGTATTCACCGCTTGCTAAGGCATTAACAGCTTTGACAGAGGGTGTGACACCAAGCGGCAACACCTTGAATGTATCAGTATTGACGGCAACTGTAGCGCAGTATGGTGATTACATAGCACTGTCGGATATCCTCTTGCTGACTGCAATCGACAACAACCTGATGCACGCAACCAAGCTTCTGGGTAACCAGTCTGGCGAGACTCTTGACACGATCACAAGGGAAGTTTTGAATGCCGGTGATAACGTCCAGTACGCAGAAGGCCAAGTCGTAGCAAGGTACTTGTTGTCTGGCGGAAACGTAGACAGCGATGATGACCACTACATGAGTGTCAGAGCCGTAAAGATGGCAGCCAGGACCCTCAAAAATAACAAGGCCAAAAAGATAAGCGGATCTTATGTAGCAATCATACATCCGGATATCAACTTTGACCTGACAGATGATGACGACTGGATAGCTGCATCCGAATACGCCGGTTCGACTCAGATCTTCGAAGGCGAAATCGGTAAGATCCACGGAGTCAGATTTGTTGAAACCACGGAGGCAAAGATTTTCCACGCAGAGGATCTTGTTGCTGAAGGTTCAACCAACGAGGCCAGGACGCTGACCGTAGCAAGCTACACCACCAAGGTTATCACCATTGATGAAGCTCTTTCTGCTGCTGAGGCTCTCTTATTGGCTGGTAGAAAGATCATAGTAGACGGCTATCAGTACACGGTTGATGAAGCTGCTGCAGGAGCAGCAGGAGCGGCAACAATAACCATAGAAGAAGCCCCAACGCATGATCCGGCAGACGGTGATGTTGTTTATCCTGGAGAAGCTGGAGCATTGGGCAGGGACGTATATTCCACAATAGTTCTCGGTGAGGACGCCTATGGTACTACGGAAGTAACTGGCGGCGGACTGGAAAACATCGTTAAGCAGCTTGGTTCCGCAGGAACAGCAGACCCGTTGAACCAGAGAGCTACAACCGGCTGGAAGGCAATTAAGGTTGCTGAAATCCTGGTTGAAAACTACATGGTAAGGCTGGAAACCGCTTCAACCTGGGAATCAGGAGCAAACTAAGGGGAGTTAATCTCCCCTATCTCTAATTATGTGACGCCTGCATAAGGGCGAGGAAAAGGAGAGGTAAGTTATGGCTAAAACAACTAAAATATCAAAGGCACTGGATAAGATTCAGGATGCACTCGAAGACGGAAAGATGATAGATAAATCTGCAAAAGTCATCCCTCCGGATGAATATCTGAAGCAAAAAGTACCGTTTCAGGCATTTAAAGACAACGACAAATACAAGGATGATATCGTTGTCATAATCAACGGGAAAACCTGGGTTATTCAGAGGGGAAAACACGTCATGATTCCCCGGTATGTCAAGCACGTCATAGAAAATTCTGAGAGACAGAAGGTACATTCGGCAAACCATAACCAGTCTCTAATGGATATCTATGTGCAAAAAGCAGACCGCCTTACATAAAGAAAGGGAGGGTTTACATTGAGCAGAGGTATAACTAAAAATATACGAACG